CGCGCGATCATCGCCTCGAAGGGCGTGCGCGACAAAATCCTCATGAACACGACGCTCCACAAGATCGTGGACGTGTCGTCCGAAACCAAGGTGGGCAGCAAGACGAAGGTCGGCCGCGCCCGGCTTCTGCTGACATAACGGAGATCACATGGAGAAGCTCGTTAATTTTCGCGATCGGCAGGAGCTGCAGTCTGTCGATCTCAGCAACATCGGCGAGTATGCTCGCGCGTCCCTCGACCACGTCGTCTATGACGGGATTTCCGACCAGAAGCATTGGGTGGAGTTCACCGTCACGAAGTCGGCTACCGCCGAGCTGACGGTTTCGGACGGCCGCATCTATTCGAGCGGCATGGTGTACGTGTCGGAAGACGACACGGTGTTCGACGTGCTGGCGCATCTGCCCGGCACCAACAAGCGCTACGCCGCGATCGTTGCCTGGGGTCAGAACATCGACACCGACGCCGAGCCGCGTGACTTCCTCATCGATGCGATGGAGGGCACGACCGAGCCGCAGGCCGTCACGATGCAGAAGCTGCGCAAGGCGAACATCAATATCGTCTATGGCACGGAGGCCGCGCAGCCGCAGAAGCCGACCATTGACAGCGCCAACGTGGTCATCGCTTGGGTGATCCTGAACCCGTCGGACGTCGAATCCATCGAAATGGAGACGGCGAACAAGCTGCCGCAAGTCAATCGCAATAAGGCAGCCCTCGACGCCTTAGAGGCGTGGAAGGCGCTCGTGTCTTCCCGCGTGGACGCGCTCGCCTCGGAGCTCGCGAAAATCATCGCGCGCATCGGGCAGCTCGGCAATGACAATGACATTGCTCGCGTCGCCTACGACGTGGCACGCCTGAAAGAGATCAACGAGCTGGAAGACAACTACACCGACTACGGCGCGGATCGTTACCTTGACGAGAACGAGTCTGCGACGGGCAACGTCAATTACCTCGCGAAGGTCGAGGAAGGCTGCCGCTTCGATGACGAGGCCGCCAACGAAACCGCGATTGCGTTGTTCAACCCGATCGAGCCCAGCGTCAAAGTTTCCTCTGGCCTGATCCTCCCCACCTACACGGAGCGTCACGTGCCGGTGGTGTCGGGCTTCCAGAATGCTCAGAGCATTTCGCAGTACACCTACGGCACGCACTCTTGCGTGCAGAAGACGCTTTCGCGAACGCGCATCCGCTACGGCGAAGAGAAAACCATCTGCACCAACAACGCCTGGTGGCGGGCGGGCACGTATGACCGGGCCACGCAGACGTTCCGCAACGGCGGCGAGACCTGGGAAGTTCTGAACGGCATCCCGGACACGAACGGCGGCACGGTGCATTGGATGCGGCTGCGTCGCTTCTGGTACGACACCTACACGGAGAAATACTGGGAGCACATCGTCACGAACCACAACATCAATGGTTCGATGATCGCGCAGACCTTCCTGCAGCCGCAGACGGCGTGGGTGACGGGTGTGGGCCTGTACTTTACCTCGAAGGGCGAGTCCGGCGATGTGAACGTCCTCATCTGCGAGACCGAGAACGGCCAGCCGGCGCTCAAGAAGGTCATCGGCAAATCTACGCTCGCCTATGCCAATATCCTGACCGCCTCGAACGGCGCGACGGTGACGAAAGTCCCGTTCCAGCCGACGCTGCTGGAGTCCGGCAAGCGCTACGCGATTGTGCTGATCACCGGCGGCAACCACTATGTCGGCATGGCACCGGGCACGGTTTACGCCCAGGGCACGTTCTTTGTGTCCGTGGACGGCGCCTATCAGATCGGCTCGTTCGAGAAGGACCTGATGTTCTCGCTGTATCAGGCGCAGTTCCCGGTGACGCGTCGCGAGATCAACCTGCAGGCCCTGTCGCTGTCGGGTGGCATTTCGAACATCGATATCTTGGCCGCCATGGCGGTTCCCGAAAGCTGCTCGCTGACCTTCGAATGCCAGATCGGCGGCGTGTGGAAGCCTTTGAACGAAGTCGCGTCGGGCAATACCATCCTGTACGGCCTGCCGGCGCTGATCCCGTTCCGCGCCGTGTTCACCGGCACGACGGACATTCAGCCGGCGATCGATACGACCGGGTCTCGTCTGTTCTACTCGCGCCCGCGCACGACGTTCAAGCACATCTCGAACAACATCACGGTCGGGACCCCGACGCAGACGTTCAAACTGGTCGTGATCCTGGAGAACTACTACGAGACCAACCACAACCTGACGGCAACGATCAACTTCGGCGCCATGGGCGGTGCGGAGCAAACTCCGGTCACGACAACGGACGTTGAGCTTGATCCCCCGGTTGACGCGCGGTCTGTGAACCACAAGCGCATCAAGCGCACGTTCACCTGGAACAACACGAAGATTGCGACGCCGCAGACTGTCTTCCGCATTACGCTCGACGGCGCCACGACCTCGGCCCTGGACACGTTCCACGTCGCCGAGCGCGTTCACCTCGCCTTCTAAGGATGAGCCATGCCTGAAATTGACGACAACAAACAGTACCGCATCCGCGTGACGCGGCCCGTGAAGTACGGGATCGACACGCTGCGCCCGAGCATGCCGCGCATCGTGGTGTCGGGCGCGGTGCTGAAAGAAATCCAAGCCGACGTGCTGGATTATGAGGAACTGCAGCCGGAGGTCTTCTGATGGTCACGCGCTGGGGCGAATATCGGACGGAGAACGGAGACGCACTCGATGAGAACTTCTTCAACGCCCGATTGAAGTCCATCGATAAGCGCCTGACGGATTTGGAAGAGACGCTCACGGGCCTTGAGGGACAGACCTCCGGGCTCGTGCGCGACTCCGTTGCGCAGTTGAACGCGGCGTCTGCGGCCGCCCAGGTCGAGTTTCAGAACACGCTCGACGCGGCCCTGACGGACGTGCAGCAGGCCCAAACCGACATTGCCGACCTGACGCAAGAGGTCCAGGACCTGCTCGGCACGCTCGGCACCAACTTCCAGGTGGACTGCGAAAACGGATCGAAGGTGCAGATCAGGGGCAGCGCCACGCCCGGCGCGGTGCCCTTGGCCGCCAACATCGATCCGCGTGAACTTTACATCAACTACGCCGATAAAAAGCTGCACTACAAGAACTCAGCCGGCGTGGTCGAGACGGTGGACCTCAACACGACCGGCGCCAACATGCTGGCGAAGGTCCTCGCCGAAAGCACTTTCGCGGCGCAAATCCTCGCCAAGCTGTTGACGGTGGACGGGATCGGCTCGGGCCTCGATGCCGACACGCTGGACGGGCAGCACGCGGCGTCTTTCGCGCCGATGTCTCACACGCACGACGCTTATGTGGCGAAGGGCGGCGACACCATCAATGGCGTGGTGGCGATCAACGCCAACTCGGTTGATCCGGCGCTGAAACTCAAGCAGACCGGCGCGGGCGACGTGATCCGCGTGGAAGACGAGGAAGGCGACTTGACGCCGTTCCGCGTCGCCGCAGACGGCACGGTTTATTGCGGGTCCTTGTCGCCGTACGACGCGGCCGCCACACGCGCCTCGATTGGCGCGGCGCCCGTCAACAATCCGACCTTTACGGGAACGCCCGCGGCCCCGACGCCCGCTGCAGATGACAACACGACCAAGATCGCGACCACGGCTTATGTTCAGGGCGAACTCGGTGATCGGGTTCCCACCTCGCGCACGGTGACGGGTTCGGGCCTCGCCTCGGGCGGCGGCGATCTGTCGGCGAACCGCACGATCGCGGTCCCCAAGGCGTCCCAGGCACAAGCCGAGGCCGGCGCGGATGACGCGACCGCCATGACGCCGCTGCAGACCAAGAACGCTATCACCGCGCTCGCCCCGACGCTGACCAACCTGAAATGGATGGGAAGAAACCTAACCGTCATCAACGCGGCGCCCTCGGGTGGCGTTGACGGCGACATCTGGTTTGAAAGAGAGGCGTAATGCCCGCCCCCTATACGTTTGTCGGAACGGTCTGGAAGAAGGTCCTCAAAATCCATGTCCGCGTAGGCGGCGTGTGGAAGCAGGTTTTGAACGGCTATGTCCGCGTGGGAGGCGTGTGGAAGAAGTTCTTCACGAACGTCACGCCTGGGTCCGTAACCTACTCCACACCAGGAACTTACAACTGGACCGTCCAGCCTCACAACCAGCTTGTTGTTGAGGTGTGGGGCGGAGGCGGGTCAGGCTCTGCGGCGCAAGCAAGAGAAACAACGTCTGGCGGCTACAGAACCGGCATCTATTTTTCTTGCATTGCCGGAAGCGCTGGCGGTCAGTCAAAGTGGAACAACTCCGTGTTCGCTAACGGAGGAGCGGCAGCTCCTTCCGTGGCTGAGGGCGCCAGTGGCGTTCAAGCTGCTGGCCCTGGCGGCTCCGGAGGAGGCGCTGCATCCGGAGGGGATACGAATACGACTGGAGCCAACGGAGAAGCTGGCAGTATTGCGTCTGATTTCGGTGGTGCTGGCGGGGCTGCTCCTCTTGGCGGTGCTGGCGGATTCAGAACTACGGCTGACGGAAACGGTAACCCTGGGTCTGCACCAGGCGGTGGCGGTGGTGGTGGCTTTAGCGAAGACACGGCAACGGCTGGTGCTTATGGAGGCGGTGGGCAAAGTGGTGGCTACGCCAAGAAAACCTACTCATATGGCGTGTTTACTCCTGGATCAACAGTGGCCCTTGTGGTTGGCGCCAAGGGAGTCGGGAATACGACTGGATATGACGGTGGCAACGGAGCGGACGGCAGAGTCAAAATAACTTGGACATGACCGTGTATCCTGAACCAATTCCGCTTGGCTGCGACAGCACGGACTACCACGTTCTGACGGAGGCGGTCCGCGCCATCAAAGATGTGCCTGGGCTAACCTGCGAGATTGGCGTCAGAGCGGGCGGCAGCGCGAAGCTGATCTTCGAAAACCTGAGCCCTGGACGCACGCACATCGGTATCGATCCGTATGGGGGCCTGCCCTACAGGTTCGACAGCGGGGATGAAGGCATCGTCGATTTCACCAACGAGCGCTGTCGCAATCCTTCGCTGCCGAAGATTTACGAGTGCGCGTTCGGGGCTGGGATCAACTTCGTTTTCTGCAACATGACCTCCCAACAGTTCATGAGGCGATTTGCGGACGGTGTCCCGATCTACCAAAACGGGCGCGAGGCCATCGTCGCAAATTACGCCCTCGTCTTTTTTGACGGGCTGCACACGACGCGAAACGTCTTGACCGAAACAATCTTCTTCGAAGAGCGATCGAGATCGGGCGCCATGTTCGTCTTCGATGACCACGACGCCTATGACCACGCCCTGATCGATCGATATTTGACGGCCCGGTCCTGGGCTGTCGTTTCGAAAACGACGCGCAAGGCGTCTTACAGAAAATCACGGTAACGCCATGAACTCCCTGTCTTGGGCTCAAGGGCGCGGGACGATCACATGCGGGCTCGGTTCGATGTTCTTCTCCGAGAAGCCCGATCTCTCGTTCCCGTTCGATGCCCTCTATTACGATCCATCCTTGATGAAGAAGGTGATCGCAGACGCCGACTTCGAGCTGACGCAGGCCGAAAAGGATGAGATCGAGGTCTGGCTCGACGCGCAACTTGCGCTGCCGCTTCTGATCAACGGTGTGGACGCCGAAGGCAATTATCTCGAAGGCGCGCCGCGAGAACAAATCGTCCGCGAAGTTAGTACCCCGCCGCCCGACCCAACCGGCTGGCGCTTTGATTTTGAGGCCGCCGAAGACGGCGGCGATCACTGGGTCCAAGTCTAAACCTCACGCAATTCGCAATCTCACTCAGCCTCGCTCGCGCGGGGCTTTTTGCTTTGGAGAACCCGATGGCCGAACAGTTTTTGCACGGCATAGAAACCATCGAAGTGGATGACGGTATTCGTCCCGTGCGGACGCTTAAGTCGGCTGTCATCGGCTTGATCGGTACGGCGCCGGATGCCGACGTTTCGAAGTATCCGTACAATGAGCCCATTCTCATTGTCGGCAACCCGCGCCAGGCCGCCGATCTCGGCGAGGCTGGCACGCTGAAGGATGCGCTCGATCGCATCTTCGAGCAGGGCGGCGCGACGGTCATTGTCGTGCGCGTCGAAGAGGGCTCCACGGACGCCGAGACGCGCGGCAACATTGTTGGCTCGCCCACGTCGGGAACGGGCGTGTGGGCGTTCCTGCAGGCTCGCTCCAAGGTCGGGCTGTCGCCGCGCATCTTGATTGCGCCCGGCTGGACGTCTTATCGCGTCACCGATGGCGTCACCGACGTGAGCATGGTCTTGCAGGGCTCGGGCTATACCGAGGCCCCGACCATCACGTTCAACCCCGCTCCCGGCTCGGAAGTGACCGCCACGGGCACCGCGACGCTGACCAGCGACAAGGTGACGGCCGTGAGCATCACCAACGATGGCGCTGGCTATCTGACGGCCCCGACCGTGACGTTCAGCGCCCCGCCCGCAGGCGCCGGCAATCGCGCGGCGAGCGCCGTTGCGATCCTCGGCACCGGCGACAAGGCAGACGAAGTGGTCGGCGTGGTGGTCACCGACGGCGGTGTCGGCTACGTGGCGCCCCCGACCGTCACGTTCTCGGCGCCCCCGCCGCCCACGCCGAAGATCACGCCGACCTTCACGGCGCTGCTCGGCTCGGGTGCGGACGTTGGCAAGGTCATCGAGGTCCGCGTCGAGAACCCGGGCGAAGGCGTCGCTCCGGGCTCAACCATCACGATCGCAGCCCCGACCGCGGGCACGCAGGCGACGGCCACCCTGCAGCTCGGCTCGGCGAAGAACCCGGTCGTTGCGGCTATGCAGTCGATCGCCTCGCGCGTGCGCGCCGTGATCTTCGCAGACGGCCCGTCCACGACCGACCAGGCCGCCGTGACCTATCGCGGCGACTACGGCGACAAGCGCCTGTGGATCGTCGATCCGAAAGTCACGGTCTTCGACAAAGACACCAACTCGCACGTCGCCTACCCGACCTCGGCCTCGGCCGCGGGCGTTCAGGCGCGCGTGGACAAGGATCGCGGGTTCTGGTGGTCGCTGTCGAACCAGGAGCTGTTCGGCATCACCGGCACGTCGCGTCCGATCGACTTCAACATCTCGGACCCCGACACGCAGGCGAACTGGCTCAACGAAAACGAAGTCGCGACGGTCATTCGCCACGAAGGCTACCGCCTGTGGGGCAACCGCACGACTTCGGCCGATCCGCTGTGGGCGTTCCTGTCCGTGCGGCGCACGGCAGACATGATCTACGAAAGCCTGGAGGAAGCCTTCCTATGGGCCATCGACCGGCCGTTCTCGGTGAATAACATCATCGAGATCGCCGAGTCCGTGAACGCCTACCTCCGCCACCTGACGGCGGTCGGCGCGATCCTCGGCGGCAAGTGCTGGATCGACCCGACGCTGAACACCAAGGACCAGCTCATGCAGGGCAAGCTCTATGTGGACTTCGACATTGAGCCGCCGGCGCCGCTGGAACACCTGATCTTCCGCGCGCATCGCAACGGCGATTACTACGAAGAGTTGATCGACACGGTCATCCGCAAGATGAGCGTCTAAGGAGCTGACACATGGCGGTGAATAACATTCTGAGGAAGTTCGTCTGCTTCGTGGACGGCTTCGGCAAACTGGGGGACTGCGAAGCGGCGACGCTTCCGGTCCTCACGGTGAAGACCGAAGAGTATCGCGGCGGCGGCATGGACACGCCCGTCGAGGTGGACCTCGGCACGGAAAAACTTGAGTTCAAGTTCACGATGACTTCGGTCGATGACCAGGTCATCGAGAAATGGGGCCTCGCCCCCGGCCAGCAAAAGCAGTTCACGCTGCGCGGCTCGCTCGCCTCGTCTGCGGGTGAGGTCGCCAACGTGGTCGCCAACATGCGCGGCATCATCAAGAACATCGATTTCCAGGAGTTCAAGCCTGGCGACAAGATGTCGGTCGAGTTCCAGGTGGCCCTTGACTACTACAAGCTGTCGAAGGGCGACCGCGTGATGATCGAGATCGACATTGAGAACGTCAAGCGCATCGTGGGCGGGGTCGATCAGCTCAACAATGATCGCATCAACCTCGGTCTGTAAAATCAAAACGGAGCGGGTGCTGAGGCCCGCTCCGTTCTGTCTTTCTGGAGACTTCATGACGCCCCGAGGGGCCCGCATTGAATAACAAATCGGGACGCACGACACAATGGGCCTCAAACAAAAGACGCTGAAACTGAGCACGCCGGTCGAGTTCGCCGGCATGGAATATAAAGAACTGGTTTTCAAGAAGCTCAAAGGCAAGCACCTGCTCGAAATGGGCGAGGCGAAAACGCCGATCGAGCAGACGTTCGCTTTGGCCGCTGCATCCGCGTCTGTGGATGTCGGCGTGATCCACGAGATGGAACTGGATGACATTATCGCGATGCAGGAGCTGCTCGCTGATTTTTTCCCCCAGGGCCTTCGGGACAAAGCGCAGGAGCTTGCCGAAAGCTCATCGCAGAACTGATGGCCGTCCTGCACGTGTCCTACTCCGACGTGTGCAAGATGGAGTGGGAACAGCTGTGCGCGCTGCATGAAGAGGCGCGTGAGTTTTACAAGAACGATCGCCTGGTCCTCATCGAGGGGATCGCGAAAGCGGTGTGGGGAGGCAAAGACTAAATGGCGGCGATGAGCGTTTTCATCACGGCCTCCTTGATCGATATGGTCTCGGGGCCGTTGAAGGCCATTCAGGCGAACCTGCTCGGGCTGAACAAGAGCGCGACGGCCGCCAATGCCGCCCTCGCAACCGGCGCCAATTCCAGCGCGGCCGCCCTGGGCACGGTTCTGTCCACCGCGACTAAATTGCGCGCGCTGTCCATGGGCTTGGGCGGCGCCGCGTTTGCGGCGGGCCTCGCCGGCAAGGACGAGGCGATCGCGTACGACGCGGCAATGACGCGCGTGCGCAAGATCATGAACCTGTCGCGCGGCGAGTTCGGCGAATACAAAGACGCCATGATGGAGCTCACCAACGAGTTCCCGATCAAGTTCGAGGATGTGGCGGACTCGTTTTCGTTTGCGGCGCGCCTCAACCAAGACCCGGGCTTCATGCGTCAGTGGGCGAAGCTCACCGCCGACACCATGACGGCCTACGACATCTCCTCGGAAAAAGCCGCGTCCATGATGAAGAACATCATGAACGCATACAACTATTCGACCGACCAGAAGGGCCTGGCGCGCGTCGAGAACGTGTTGGATCAGATCAACACGCTCGACAACCAGTTCAAGGGCGCGACGGCCTCGAACATCATGGAGTTCGTCAACCGCACGGCCGGCATCGGCAAGATGGCGAACCTGTCGGCGGGCGAGCTTGCGGCGGTCGGCGCCACCTACGAAGCCTTGGGCCAACCGGTTGAGCGCACCGCGCGCACGTTCTCGAACTCACTCGTTTATATGATGACCGCGGGCTCGGGCGGGAAGAAAGCCCAGGCGGCGATCAAGAAGCTCGGCTACAAGTCGGTCGATACCTTCAAAAAGGCCCTCGAAAAAGACGGCATGGGCGCCTTCCTCAAAATGATGGAGGCCGCGGGCAAGCTGGGTGAAACCGATCGCATCAACGCGCTGGCGGGCATCTTCGGCACGCAGCAGGCGCGTGAGCTGTCGCGCCTCGGCGATACGAAGTCGCTGGAACTGCTGCGCCTCGCCTTGTCGAAGGTGCGCGGGGAGCTCGCGGGCGTCGCGAAGGAAGCCGAACAGGCGCGCGACACCTACGAGAAGCGCATGAGCGTCGCGGCGAACCGCTGGCGCAATATGTGGGCGTCCCTCGGAACCCCGGTGCTGCCGGCGATCGGCATCCTGTCGGAAAAACTGTCGCTGATCGCGGTTGGCATTGAGAAGGCCGCGCGCGAGGCCCCAACCCTTTTGGGCGCGCTGCAGTCGTTCGGTGCGTTTTCTGTGACAGGCGGCCTCGCCGCGATGGCGGTCAATGTCGGCGTCTTGAAGATGGGCTTTGCCGCGGCCGCCGCGTCGGCGGTGACGTTCGGCTGGAACGTCGGCCTCGCCGGCGCCGCGATCTTCACGATCTACACATACTGGGATCAGATCACCGCCGCCATCCAGAAGGCCAACGAGTACGCGGGCCAGTTCGTCTCGACGTGGCAGAACGAAGGTTTTCTGTCTGCGCTCGAAAAAGTCAAAGCGGACATGCTCGATATTGTCGGCAACATGGGCAAGGTGTGGTCCGACCCGAAGTATAATCCGTGGGTCGGCGTAGATGAGCGCAATCGGCAGCGCGACCAGGAAAATGAGGCGAAGCCGCAAGAGGTCCCCGGCGAGCTGCCGCGCGGGATGCCGGGCGGAACCACCGCCGACACGCCGAGCCTGACCGAATGGATTTGGAACAAGCTGTTCGGCTCAAAAACGCCGGGGGACGAATGGAGCGCGACGAAAACAATTCCGGGCGAGCCGGCAACTATTCCGGGCAAAAAGGGCGGCCTCAAGGACGTGCCCGGCATCAGCGTCGCGCCGGCGCAGGAGACCTTTCAGGTCGAGATTCCGCCGCCGGAAGTCAAAATGACGGGCAAGAAGCCGCCGTACGTGAACTTCCAAATCACCGTCAACGAAGCCGGCCTCATCGAAGGCATCACCAGCGTCGGAGACGTCGCCAAACATCCAGCCTTTTCCGATGGCGTGAAATAATCGCCGCCTGCCACCTAACCGAGCGCGAGGCGTTCCTGCTGTGGACGCTGTGCGCGACGGTGGCGGGGTTCGTGTTCGGGCTGGCGTGGATCACTTGGGGGTACTGATGGCGAACGTGCTGCTCGGCGTCGGGCCGTATCGATTTGAAATCCCGGCCCTCGCTTATGACAAACTGGATCGCGCCTACGAGTTTCGCTGGGTGCCGCAGGATCGCATCGGGCGGAGGCCCGCCATGCAGTTCCTCGGCCCCGGCGATGAGATCGTCGAGTTGCGCGGCACTATCTACCCGCAGGACCCGCGCTTCGGCGACGGGTTCCGGCAGCTAGAAAGCATGCGCAAGGAAGCCGAGAAAGGCAGGCCGCGCGGCGTTGCCTCGAACCTCGGCCGCTACTACGGGCGCTGGTGCATCGTGCGGATTTCCGACGTGCAGTCGTTCTTCACGAAAGACGGCGCCCCGCGCAAAGTCGAGTTCAACATCTCACTGACGGCCTACGCGTGACGATCAACGTGACCAAGTGGGCGGGCTACATCGCGCTCGTTCAAGCCTTGACGATGTGGGCGTACCGGCATTGGGACGCCGCACGCGAGCTGCTGACTATCCTGCAGCGCTGGTACGCGAACTTTGGGGGCCCGTGATGAAATCCTACAGCACGATCTCCGGCGATATGCTCGACCTCGTGTGCTGGCGCGCCTATGGCGAGGAGTCCGGCACGATCGAGAGGGTCTTGGAAGACCCGAACAACTATCGAATCTCCGACCTGTACGAGGTCCTGCCCGTCAGCACCCTGGTCAAGCTGCCGGACATTGATCCCGTGCGCGTCATTCAAATCAAGCTCTGGGAATGACACCTGCCTTCGTTTGTTCTGTCGGGGGATCAAACCTCGGCAATGGGATCGGGTCGCGCTTGCTCGAACTGGTCGTCACGGATAACGACGGGTCGGAGTCCGACTCCGTCTCTATTCGCGTGGACGATCGGAACGGGGAAGTCGCCATCCCACCGCGCGGCGGCATCATGGCGGTCGCTTTGGGCTACAAAGAAACCGGCGTGATGCCGATGGGCCTTTACACGGTCGATGAGGTGACGTGTGACGGCTATCCGATGAGCCTGACGGTCACCGGGCGCTCGGCCGACCTCAAACAGAAGTTCAAATCGCAGCGCGCGCAAGGCTACGAAAACAAGACGCTCGGCGACGTGCTGACCGAGGTCGCCGGCCGCAACAATCTGGCGCCGTTCATCTCGGGCTCGATCAACGCGATCCAGTACAAGTACCTGGCGCAGGACGAGTCTGACCTGGCCTTTATTCAGCGGCTCGCCAACAAGCACGACGCGGTGGTCAACGCGAAGAACGGCAAGCTGATTTTTGCCAAAAAGGGCGAGACCGACTTCGGCGTGGTTGCCGTGACCGTCCCGGGCCAGCTCCTGTCCTACGAAGTCACCTTCGCCGATCGCGCCGCGCACGAGAAGTCGATGGCGTCATGGTGGGACTTCGACGAGGCGAAGCGAACCCGAGAAGAAGCCTCTGGCACCGAGGGCGGCTTCTACGAGATGCACTCGCTGTGGCCGGACGGGCAGGCCGAGGCTCAGGAAGTCGCAAAAAGCAAAGCCTCGGCCCTGGGTCGCGATGAAAAGACCGGGCGCTTCGAGGTGGTCGGGAACCCGTTGATCCGCGCCGAGATGCACCTGGTGGTCGGGGGCGTCCGCCCGGGCGTGGACGGCCTGTATCGCATCAAGACGGCGACGCACCGCCTGACCAATCAAGGCTATCAAACCGAAATGTCTGTGGAGCTCCCGGCCATGGGAGGAGGGGGAGGTTAATGCCGCGCAGCAGCAGCAAGGATCAGGCCGCCTACACGCTCACGCAAATCATGACCCCGATCATGGCGGCCGCCCTTTCGGCGCTGGTCGCCTGGGTGTTCAAGCTGGATGACCGCATCTTCACACTGACCTCAAAAGTCGCTACCCGGGAAGACGTTTTGCGCATTGAAGAAAGACTTGAAAGTCTCGCAGAAATCGTGCAGGACGAGCGTGGCAAAGCGAGAGGAAGACAATCAAACCCCGAACAGCTTGGGCGCGGCCCAGCGGGTGAGATTGGTAAGTGAAATGGTACGAGCTGGCCCGCGCGGACCTCGCGACGGGCGTAGCCGAACTTCCCGGCGCCGCCAATAACGACGCCATTTTGCAGTATTACCGAGACGTCGGGGTTCCTCAGAAAAACGAGGAGGTCTCCTGGTGCGCGGCTTTCGTCGGGTCGTGCCTGGAGCGCTCGAAAATCAAATCCACGCGCGATTTGACCGCCCGCTCCTACCTGAGCTGGGGGCGCAAACTCGAAACCCCGCGCGAGGGCTGCGTGGTGGTTTTTTGGCGTGAAAGCCCGAAGTCGTGGAAGGGCCACGTCGCGTTCTACGTCCGTCAGACCAAGAACTACGTCTATGTCCTCGGCGGAAACCAAAAAGACAAAGTCTCGATCGAAGCCTACCCAAAGGACAAAGTCCTCGGCTACCGCTGGCCGATCGAGGTGCCCGAAGACATCCAGCCAAGCCTGCCGTTCGAGGTCGCCCTGGAGGCGATCCTGCCGCTGGAGGGCGGCTACACGAACCACCCGCGCGATCCCGGCGGCCCGACCAACAAGGGCATCACTCTGGCGGAATATGCAACTTTCCTCGGCGAGCGTCGCACGAAAGACAGCGAAGCCGGGCTAATCGCCAAATTGAAGGCCATCCCCGACGAGCACGTGCGCGCCATTTACCGCCGCTCGTATTGGGAGCCGGCGCAATGCCCCGAGGTGCCGCTGCCGATTGCGGTCTTCCTGATGGACACCGCGGTGCTGCATGGCGTGCCGAAGGCGAGGCGCTATTTGCAGGAGGCGCTCGGCGTCGAGGTGGATGGGGTCCTTGGCCCGAAGACGCTGGCGGCCGCGCAGAAAGAAAAACAGGTCGAGGTCCTGAAACGCTTCCGCGACATTCGGATTCGACAGCTCAAAAAATCCAAAAACTGGGACGTGTTCGGCGAGGGCTGGACCTCGCGCGTCAACGCGATCTTGGAGGAAGCACTCGAACACGCACCCGTGGTTGAAGAAAAGAAGGTTGTTCCCATGACCGTTGACACTTCGAATGAACAGCTTGGCAAGCCGTGGACCCAGTCGCTGACGATTTGGGGCACGATCATCACGTTCCTGTCGGCCGTCCTGCCGACGCTCGCGCCGCTGATCGGCATCCCGATCACCGCCGATATGGTGCACGCCTTCGGCGATAGCGTCACGGTCGCCATCCAGGCGATCGGCGGCGTGGTCGGCACGATCATGACCATCTATGGCCGTTGGCGCGCGGATGTCCCGCTCAGCCAGACGACCGTCAAGGTCAAAATCTGATGCTGGAACTGATCTTCCTCACCTGCACCTTCACGGTGCACTCGACGGATGTGCCGGACTGTCATGTCCGGCGCATTCCGATCGTCGAGGAGGACCCGGTCACGCCGCATCAGTGCATGGCGAGCGCTTTGCCGAAACTCGCCGAATGGTCAGAGAGCCACCCCGGCTGGTGGATCAAAAAATGGACCTGCCACCGGGTCGATAAAAACAAAGCAGACATCTAATGAGAAAGCCGCGAAAACGAGTTCCCAAGCGGCGCTCGTTTTACGCGGCGCAACTACGGAAACATCGGCCTCAAGTCATCCCGGATAAACGTGCGCGGCTACGCCGTCGCGCTGAGCTCCAGGAAACGAGGCATGAAGACATACTCCATCGATGAGCTGAAGGGCTTTCAGGAACTCTTGAAGCCGTATCGCCGGGACGATGGCGGGTTCTCCTACGCGGTGCTGGCGAAGCGCCTCGGGGAACGCCGCACCACCTGGCAGCATCGCGCCGAATGTGTGATCGCCGCCGAACAAAAAGGCGAGCTCGGCATTGGGTTCGAGATGGCCGACCTGCCGGACGAGGTCGCGAGCATTCCCGAATTGCTCGCACGCCGGCGCAAGGAGTTTGAGCGGCGCAAAGCCGCGCGCACCGCGCGCAAGCTGATCCCCGTCTCCGTTAAAGTCGATGGACCGTATGCCGTCGCCCACTTCGGCGACCCTCACGTGGACGACCCGGGCTGCAACATCGAGCTGCTGGAGCGTCACGTGAAGATCGTTGCCGACACGCCGGCCATGTTTGCCGGCAACATCGGCGACCTGCAGAACAACTGGATCGGACGCTTGGAGCGCCTGTACGGCAAGCAGGGCGCCACCGCGAAGGAAGCCTGGAAGCTCGTCGAATGGCTGATGACTTCCATGCCGTGGTTGTACGTGGTCTTCGGCAACCATGATTTGTGGTCTGGCGACCGCGATCCGCTTGAATACATCCTGAAGCACGCGCCCGGCGCGAAAGGCGCCTGGGGCACGCGATTGCAGTTGGTCCCGCCGAAGGGGCGGGCGACCCGCATCAATGCACGCCACGACTTTCGTGGTCGATCGGAATGGAACACCACCCACGGGCCGTCCAAAGCCGCCCAAATGGGATGGCGAGACCACGTCCTGATCTGCGGCCATCATCACACGTCCGGCTACCAAATGGTGCGCTGCCCGGCGAGCGGGCTGATCTCGCATGTGGTGCGCGTGTCCGGGTACAAAAATTTCGATGACTACGCAGAAGAAAAGGGCCTGCCCGATCAAGCCTGCTTCCCCTCTTGCGTGACGGTGATCGATCCGTCCGAGCCGGACGACAGCGTCCGCCATGTGACGTTCTTCGCCGACCTCGAACACGGGGCGGAATACTTGACGTTCTTGCGCAAGAAGCGGGGGTTCTGATGAAAGGTGTGCAAGCGCAGATGCTGGAGGAGCTGAAGGCCATTCACGCGCTTCTTGAGAAGCGTGAACCGGAAACGCAGGACCCGTTGCCGCCGTATCGGTCGGCGACACCCGACCTTGCGTCGGGCCTGACCTGGCACGTGGTTTTGGACGAGCACGAAGACGTCCCGATGGGCGTCAGCGCGATCCTCGTCGAGACCGATCTCACGGCGGATCAGGTCGAGTTCCTCAAGCAGGACGACAACCTGGACCGCGTGCTGGTCGTGAAGGTCGTGTCGGTGATTGAGCCGCCCAACCGGCCGTTCGAGCAGATCGGCGGGCTCCCCATTTTCTGGACGCCCGAGTGGCGCAACGAGGTGTTCATCCGCATCTCGGAGGCGATCGCCAAAGGCTATGACGGCATCGTCCTCGCAGACGCGGACAGCTATCTCGACCTGCGCCAGCACATGAAGGAAGAGGCGCTGCTCAATCATATGAGCGCCCTGGTCGCATCGGCGGCGCATTATGCCCGCGCCTTGAAGCCGAACGCGATCGTCATGCTGTACGACGCCGAGGCGCTCTACGCGCGGCCGATGGTGGTGCGCGCCATTGACGGCGCCATCAAGGAAGACCTGTTCTACGGCGTGCAGGAGGACGACCAACCGAATGACCCGATCGCGGTCGAATGGTCGCTGAGCCTCCTGCGGCGCCTGGACAAGCCCGTAGTGGTCATCGAGAACGTAGGCCGATCTCTGATGGATGTCGCGCGTCGCAAGGCAGAGACTCACGGGTTTGCGTTCTACTGCGCGACGAGGTGAGCATGAAGCTGATTGGCTTGTGCGGCTACGCGAAGTCCGGCAAATCGACCGCGGCACATCACCTGGTCGAGACGCGCGGCTTCTGGCGCGTGCCTTTCGCCGGCCCGCTGAAGGCCATGCTGCAGGCCGCCGGCCTCAGCCAGGAACACACAGACGGCCACCTGAAGGAAGTGCCGTGCGATCTCCTGTGCGGGCATACCCCGCGCCATGCCATGCAAACGCTCGGCACTGAGTGGGGGCGCGCGCTGGGCACCGATCTGTGGGTCAACCTGTGGCGGATCAAGGTCGAGCGGCTGATGAAGGCCGGCGACCCGGTCATCGTGGACGATGTTCGGTTCCCGAACGAGGCGGACGCGATCCGCGCGCTCGGCGGCAAGGTCATCAAGATCGAACGCCCCGGCATCGAGCGCCCGAGCTCGCACGCGTCGGAGGCCCTGGACTTCGAGGTGGACCACATCCTCTCGAACAGCGGCACGAAAGACGAGCTGTGCGTGATGATGGACGCAATGATCGGCCCCGCCGAAGAGCGCACGCCCGGACGCTGCATCCCGATCGATATGGGAGAAAAGGGCGTCGGCTACGTGGTCGGGCTGATGACGCGCTCGGAAAAAGAGACGCGCAGCATCGAGAAGGCCCGCAAGGCGGTGGTCTATATGATCAGCGGCCCGTTCGAGGGCATGAAGATTACGGTCGATTGCACTCCCGATATGTTCGAGGAACCGACCTACAATTAAGAAGGCGAAAATCGCCCGCGACTATGGCCCCCGGTCCGCCGGGGGCCTTTTTCTGTCTCTAGTCGAGCAGGCCCAATGACACCGCTCGATCGATGCTCAGCTCTTGTTCGCTCATCACTTCGATGGCCGCGGCCGCCTGCTTCATGGCGAACGCGCGCATCTCGGGGCTCGTGCGCTCCCAACACCAACCGGGAGACGGCACCTGCCGCTTGGCTTCCTTTTCGTTCGCTGGCTGAAACGCCGCTTCATAGATTGCCCGTGCGACGCGCTCCTGGAGGGTCACTCTATTTCCCTCCAATCTTTCACGTGCTCGCGCCCGATCGCCTGGTAAAGCTCCCACAGCGCCTGGCACGCGGCATCGGCCTTCACTCGCCACTCCGGGCGCTGCATGATAGCCGGGTGCATACAGATTTGATCGTCAACCATGCCCACGAAGGCCATGGTCATGTGCAACGCCTCGTGGCAGCCGAGCGTGCCGGGGGCGTACTCCCCGTCTTGCTCCTCGCTCTGTTTTGGACGATGCAGACCCGCGCTCTGTTCCTGGCGATACAGGGCCGCGCCGCGCTCGATAAACGCCTTGGCCTCCTCGATCTCCATCCAGCCCGCCGCGAAAGGCCCGCCGCCGTACGCCTCCTGATGATACCAGGTGCCATCGTCCGGCCAGCTCGAATAGCCCTCCGTCGCCGTCGGGTGAATTGTCAGCGACCAGTGCTCGCCGCGCGCGCGAAAATAAAACCGCCTGCCGTCGATCGTGCCTTCGGCCTGCACCGGGCAGTTGCCGCCGATCTCTTCGATGATGATGCTCACGGGCCCCTCTTCCATCTGATGTCTACGATGCCGGCCTTGGCATTGCCGAGCCAGCGATACCGATACGGCGAAAAAACAATCTGGCCATCAAGCATGTACGATGCGCGATAGCCGCGCTCCTCGGGCGAAGACGAAACGACATAGCTGGCGCCTTCGTCCGCGTGAAGCCAGACGGCTTTCCCGTCCGGCAGATCGTGCTGGGTCCAGACTTTCTTGCTCACAGCCCCCAGTCCCGCATTTCGAGTTCTTGCTGGATGCGATACAGCTCCGCGACTAGTTTCGCCTCGCCGCCACTGAAATAGGCCGCCATCAAAGCGTGAACCACCTGCAAGGCTTCGCTGTCTTCGCTCTCGCTCATGCCTTCTTGTCCTTCAAGGCAAGGATGCGACTGGCGATACGATACCCAATGCTATCAACTACTCCGTGCTCGTTAG